GGCCCTGGAGCGGTCCTCCTCGCCGAAGTTGGCGCGGATCTGCCGCTCGAGGCGCGCGCGGTCCTGCAGGATGGCGTAGCGCCGCGTCTCGATCTCGACCAGGCGCGCCTGCTGCTGCACCGCCTCCGGGCCGTCCGGGCGCTCGGGGGTGCGCTGGCGCTCGAGGCGCAGCTCGGCATCCACCGCGGCCAGGCGCGCGTCGACGGCCTGGCGCTCCAGCGCGGCGCGTCGCGCGATGTAGGCGCGGTAGCCGATCAGCTCGCGGGCGTAGGCCTCCTCGTTGGCCTCGGTCTCGCGGGTGCGTGCCAGATCGCCGGCGGCCTGGCTGCGCTGCTGCTGGGCGCGCTGCAGCGTCAGGGAGGCGTCGATGTAGTCCTTCTGCAGCCGGGCGATCTCTTCGGCGTTCTTCTTTGCGTCGGCGGCCTGCTGCTCGACGCTCTGGCGTTCGGCGTCGCGCTGGTGGCGCAGCCGCAGCACCAGTGCGCGCTGCGCGTCGACGGCACGCTGGCCCGCGTCGCCGCCCTCTTCCGGCGACGTGCCCAGGCCCTGCTGCAGCACCTCGAGCGCGGCCTCGGCCTCACGCAGCTGCTCGTCCAGCGTCTTGGGGCGGCCGACGTCGAAGGCCGCATCCCAGAAGTCGCTCCACAGCTTGGCCGTAGCCACCAGCGCGCGGTCCAGGAAGCCGAGCTCGGTGGGCGTCTTCTGACCCAGCTGATCGGCCAGCAGGCGCAGGCTCTCTCGCGCGGCCTCCTCGCGCTTGCCCTGCTGCTCCAGACGCTGGATGTACTTGAACTGCTCTGCGGTCAGGAAGTTGTAGCTGCGGTTGGCGTCGGCCGCCCAGCGCGCCACGCCCTCGCGCATCTGCGCGAAGTCCTTGACCACCTCGTCGGCGGTGCGGCCGGTGCGCTCGGCCAGCAGCGCCGCGGCGCGCGCCGCCTCCTCGAACACCACGGGGCCGAACGCGCCGCTGGCCGTGACGGCTTGCGCCGCCTCGCGGGCGGCGGCGATGGTCACGTCGGTGCTGCGCTCGATGCTGCGCGCGTATTCGTCCACCAGGCCCTTGGTGACGCCGGCGCGGCCGCCGGTGAGGCGCAGCGCGTCCTCGAAGGCCTGCTGATCGCGGTAGCCCTTGGCGTAGGCGAAGGTGAGCACACCTACCGCCGCCGCCAGACCGCCGGTGACCACGATGGCCGGCGTGACGAGGCTGACCAGCGCGCGCGCGGCGTTGCCGATGCCGCCGAAGGTGCCGCTGAGCTGGCTGCCCTGCTGCACCAGCGCGATCAGCGGGTTGCCGCCGCTGGCCACCTGTACGGCCAGGTCGTTGAGCTGGAAGCCGACCTGCGTGAGCTCCTGCGCGCTGAGCTTGCCGCCGCGCGCGAAGCCGGTGAAGGCGCGCTCGCCGGCCTGCAGCCGCTGGATGAGCGGCTGCGCCTGCGCGGTGACGCCGAGCTGCGCCGCGCGCTGCGCGAGCAGCTCGCTGCGCGTCTTTCCGATCGCCTCCGCCTCGCGCTGCAGGCCGTCGATGAACTGCTGCCGGGCCTGGAAGGCCTGGCGCTCCTGCTGCTGCGCGGCCGCGCGGATATTGGCCAGCGCGCGCTGCGCGACGGCCGCCTGCGCCGCGGCGGCGGTCTCGGCCTGCTGGGCGGCGGTGGCGGCCTGCAGCTGCTGGATGAGCGGGCGCGCCGCGTCGGCGACGCCGAGCTCGGCGGCGCGCAGCGCGAGCAGCTCGCTCTGCGTCTTGCCGGCGCTCTGCGCCTGGCGCGTGAGGCTGGCGATGAAGGAATCACCGGCGGCGCGCGCGGCGGCCTGGTCGCGCGCGAGGCTCTCGGTGCTGCCGGCCAGCGCCTCGGTGCGCTGCGCGGCGCGGTCCAGCGCGGTGGCGAGCTGGTCGGCGTCGCCGCGCAGGCGGAAGACGTAGTCGCGGGTCTGGCTGGTCACGGTGGCGGCCCGGTCAGTCGTTCAGGTGCTCGCGCGCGGCGAGCTCGAGCGTGCGCAGCTGCGGCATGAGCACTTCCATCGGCTGGCGGTGCTTGCCGTGCCGGTGCTCGGCCAGCACCGGGCGCAGCGCGGCGTAGTCCAGGCCCTGGTAGATCAGGCCCTTGGCGCCGAGGTGGGTGCGCCACTGCGTGCCCATCGCGCAGAAGACTTGCACCGCGTGCCAGTGCCGCGGCCACACGCCTAAGCTGCCGCGCGCGTGGCGCCGCTCTTCAATGGCGCCACGCAGCTGCTGCAGCGATCGTTCGGATGCGCCCATCGCCTTGGCGTCCTGGAGTAGTGGGTCTTCGGCGTCGTCCTCGAGGCCGCGCTGCACCCAGGTCAGCGCGGCCTCGGCAAGTTTTTTTGCGCGGCCTTATCGCGGCTCTCGAAGTAGGCCGCGATCACCGCGGTGGCCACGCCCTGCTGGGCGAGCAGCCGCTTGATGCCGGCCTCGTCGGCCGGCATCGGCGTGCCGTCTTCCTGCAGCACGTTGCGGAAGGCGGTGAGCACGTGCAGCGCGGCATCGCGATCGGCGAGCTGCTTCTCGCGCGCCTCGGCCAGCCAGGCGGCGTAGGCCTCGTCGTCGAGCCACTTGAAACGCGCCTCGAACTGGTGCTCGGCCATCTCGCCGGGCTTGCCCTCGTCGGGCCGGCGCACGACGACAGGCCACCAGAATTCCGGGTTCGGGTCCAGACGGAACATGCGGCGGCCTCCGCTCAGAAGCTGGCGACGAGGCGGAACTCGTCGTTGCCGGTGCCGGCCGGGTCGGGCACGCCGCGCAGCTCGTAGCGGACCATGGCACGGCCGTTGAAGTCCTCTTCCTGCGGGTTGGTGAACTGCGCGGTGGACAGCCACAGCGCCACGCGCGAGCCGCCGCGCGTGCCGTGGATCAGGCCCACGCTGCTCAGCGTGTTGCCCAGCACGGCCAGCTGTCGCGCCACCTCCTGGGCGGCGCTGAGGCTCAGGCGCAGGGTAGCGACCACCGCGCGGTCGACCACGTCGACGCTCTCGTCGCCGATCAGCGGCACCAGCGGCGTGTCGTTGCCGAGGTTCACCTCGAGGCCGAGCGACGGGATGGCGGTGCCGCCGGTGATGCCCACCGCCCCCGTGGTGCTGATGGTGCCGCCGATCACCAGGTCCAGCGTGTTCGCATCGGTGGGGATCTCCGGCGTCATGAAGGCGCTGAAGTCGGCGTCGGTCGGCAGCGCCACCGCGGCCAGGCCGCCGTCCTTGCCGCGGAAGTCGAACGAGAGCATGGGCATCTCGCCGGCGTTCAGGACCGCGCGCGCGTTGCCGCGGCAGCCCAGGGCGATGCGGCGCGTGCCGTCGAGGAAGTAGTAGTGCGTCAGCGACGGGATCGCGTCGGTGATGGGCAGGAAGTCGTACCGCGCGACGGAGGTGATGGTCACGCTGTCGCCGGCCGCCTCGTCGACGATGCCGTCGCCGTCGGTGCCGCCGATCGTCATCTTGCCGGCGGTGAGCGCGGTGATGATGCCGGTCAGGTTGTTCGCCGGCGTGGTGAAGCCGCTGACGGTGACGGTCATGCCGACCGCGAAGCCCTCGGTCAGGAAGGCGGCGCCGCTGTCGTTGAAGCTGTTGTCCGAGGCCTGGGCGCTGATCGTGATCTCGGTCATGGTGACCGGCGTGTCGGCAGCGCCCGTCATGGCGCAGGCGCGCAGCAGATGCGCCCACGCCGGCGCGCCGCCGGCCGGGCCGGCGCCGACGAGCTCGACGTTGTAGCCCAGCGCGATGCTGCGGGCCCCGGTGAGCTGCTCGCTGGAGCCGAAGTACGGGCGGATCAGCGCCCGGTCCACGTTGTTCGGCTCGAAGGCGGAGCGGATCTCGCTCACGAGCACGGAGTCATCGGCAGCAGCCGGTGCGGCGTCGACGCCGTAGCTGCTTTCGGTCTTGGCGAGGATCAGGCGCTTGCGCGTGTAGCGGGGCATGGCGGGCTCCTAAGAATGGGGTCAGGGTTGGGGCACCAGCGCGGCGGCCAGGGTGCGGTGGATGAGGGTCACGACGAGGGTGGCGCGGGCGACGGCGCCTTCGCCTTCGTCCACGTCCCACTGGATGGCCGGCTCGGACAGCGCGTCCTCGACGGCCAGGCCTGGCGGCGCCCAGCCGGCCAAGCGCTCGTAGACCTGGCCGAGCAGCGCGTCCACCGCGTCCTCGGCCGCATCGGGCGTGGCGCCGCGCGCCAGGACCTCGACGCCGAGCGTGGTGGTCCAGTCCTTCGGCACGCCAGGACCCACGCCGCCCAGCTGCGCGGCGGTGCGAACGATGCGCACCACGATGCCGTCGGGCCAGCCCGCCTTGAGCGCCGCCTGCCGGCCGCGCTGCACGCGGTCGCCGGTGATCTGCGGCACTGCGAGCAGACGCTGCTTGTAGGCCTCGGCGATGTCGGCGAAGGCGGTCACGACGCCTCCGCGAGGATGAGCGTGCTGAAAGCGCCGGTGCCGTCGGGCTGGACCTCACGGACGCGGTACTGCGTGGGCATGCCGGGGCGCAACGTAGCGGCTTCGGGGAGCTCGAGCACCGCATCGGCGGTGTCGGTGATGG